GGCTTTGCGCGAGGTTCTGCGCGACGATGCGGGTGATGGCCTGCTCGATGCCCTTGGCCATGTCCAGGAACGCGTCCTTGAAGGACTTGGCCCCGCTCACCAGGTCGGTGAAGAAGTTGGTCAGGTTGTCCTCAAAGATCAGGCGGAACTTGCTGCCCACCACATCGGCCGAAGCGGCGAGCTGCTCAATCTTGGCCCTGAACGCTTCCACGTTCACCACCATGCGCGGATCGCCCGAGGCTTGGGCCACCGCCATCATCTGATCGGCGATCTCAGTCAGTTGCCCTGCCGCATTGGTGCGCGCCACCGACAGTTTGGCCATCGCTTCGATTTCGGTGATGGCGCCTGACTGGCGCTGCGCCGCCACCCGGATCTCCGTGGCTCCCAACTGCTCCTCAATGACCGAGGCCTTGAGGTTGAGCTCGGACATGGCCGAGCGCGCGTTTTGCATCTTCTCGACCTGATCGAGCATGGCCAGGCCCCCGGTATTGCCCTCGACTGTTAGGCGTTGGCGGAACTGCCGGTTTTGCAGGGCGTTCTGACGTTTGCCGGCTTCGGCCAGGTTTCCCTGCATCTCCAGCAAGCGGATGTTCAGGCGCTCAATCTCATCGTTGTAAGCCTTGGTGGCTTTGGCCTGGTCAAGCGTGAGCAAGATGGCCTTGGTCTGTGCGTCGAAGACCATGGTGCGCGAGCGCGCCTGAATGTCATCGATGCGGTTTTGCGCTTCGACCCTGGCTTTGGCATCGCTCACTTTGGCCTGGTAGGCCTTGAGCGCGGCAATTTCCTGGTCATAAATGGCCAAGGTGTTCTTGAGGTTCTCCTCGGCAGCCACCTGTCTGCCCGCGAAGTAGTCGGCAATGGACATGAGGTCCTCGCCGTAGGCTCGGCTCAGGAACTGCTCGCGGGTTTGCAGCAGGCGCTGCTCTTCCTGAATCTGGCGATCGAGCAGTTTGAGCTGGCCATCGAGCTGCTTCTTGAACATCTCGTTGTCCCCGCCCAGGTTCAGGTTGGGGAGGGATGGCCTCGGACCACTGGCCCCGGCCTTGCGGGCATCTTCGAGCTGCTTTCTGAGCCGCTCGGAAAACAGGGGCCGGTTCCAGATGTCCTGCATGTCCTTTGACCAGGACTCGCCCACCACCTTGATTTGCGCGAGCCCTTCGCGGGCGGTCGCAAGGCCGCCTATGAAATCACCCGACAGCGCCTGCCCTGCCCCCTGAACCGCAAGCACCAGGCCCATGAACTGGGCGGCGGCGGCGCCAATGGTCTTACCCACTATGCTGAATACATCGGGCACCACGCTCAGCACGTCGATGAAATACGCCAGCGCCATGGCTGAGCGCTCGGCCCAATCGCGAATTGAGCCGTCCTTGGCCAGACTCTCCACCGTGGCGCGCAGGCCATCGTTGGCGTTCTGACTCTCCAGAATGGCTTTGGTGAAGGCGTTCAGGACCGGCACCAGCTCCAGGCCGATCTTCTTGAAGATGGCATCCGTCGAAGCCTTCAGGCGCACGAGGTTCTTCTCGTACTCATCGGCCATCTGGGCCTGCTCTGCCGTCACCTTGACTTGCAGCTTGCCGACTTCGACCAGGTCTTTCATGACGGGCAGCAGGTTGGCACCGGCCCGCCCGAGCAGCTCCTGCGCCACAGCCGTCTTGCCCGCGCCATCCTGAAACCGGGCCATCTCGGTGGCGATGCGCACGAAAACCTCGTCGGGGCGCTGCGAGGCCAGCTCCTTGGTGCTGATGCCGAGCGCACCAAAGGCCAGACTGGTTTTGGAACCACCCTGCTGGGCGTCGAGCATCGCCTTGGAGAGCTTTTGCAGGCCGCCTGCCAGCATCTCGGTGTCGGTGCCGGAGAGTTTGGCCACAGACGCCAGCGCCGAGAGGTTCTCCACCGTGGCGCCGGTGCGTTCGGAGAGTTGCTGCAGGCCTGCAGCCGAGCTGATCACGCCTTCGATCTTGCCCACCAGGGCGTCAAAGCTGGCAAAGGACGCGAGCCCCACCCCAAAACTGGCCAGCGTGTTCTTGACGACCCCGAACTGGGCATCGATGTGCTTGGCCGTGTTCTGGGCCACCTGCTCGGCCCGCCCCAGATCACTCTGGAACTTGGCCACATTGGCAGTGAGCTCAACGACAAGGGTACCTAGGGACATGGTTGGACTCGCTGGGAATCTGGGAGACCGGGACTGTGGTCGCCTGCGGCATTACTTCTGCTCAGGAGGGATACCAAAGATCACCTGACGGATCAGGTCGGTTTGGGCTTTGGGGTCATCGAGCAGGATCGGCTCGGTCTTTTTCTCGGGGGCGAACAGCATGAAGTCGCTGGGACGGCGGGGGTTTTTGGGGGGCGAGATGCTGTGGTTTGCGACCGTACTGCACACCATCCCCATGCGTAGATCCTCGCGCGGATCCCCAAAGGGCTCGATCTGGTCAAAGGCCAGCCACTCGGTGAGTTCGACGCTGTCGATCTCGCGCAGCAGCTGGCCAACCGTCTTGCCCAGCGCGAGCGCTAGTCGGAAATAGAACCTGCGCTCGGGCCGGGCATGGAGTTTTTTATGGACTCCTCCACCGACTCGGGGGCCATGGCGTTCAGGCGCTGCGCCACCGCAAAGATGCGGTCGATCGCCACTGCGCTCTTGCGCCCAAGCGCCACCAGGTCGTGCACGCCAAAGATCGGTTTGTCTTCTTCATCGACGACCGTGGCGGCCAGCAGCTTGGCGCGCAGGTTGTCCATGTCGGGCACGCGCTTACCGTTGAGGATTTTCATGAGGGTGGCTTCAAAGGCGTCGCGCTCAGCGCCGCTCAAGGTGCGAACCCTTACGCTTCCACCCCACTCCGGGACGGCCACAGTTTCAAAACGCAGGTCGCTGCAGCCCAGGATGTCTGCTTTGGAAAGGATCTTGCTCATGTTCAGCTCCAGGTGACAGGTCCAGTGATGCGCACATCCAGCGTGCCGCGAACGACTTGATCGACACCCCCCTGGATCGGTACTTTCATGACGTAGCCGTTGAAGGTGGCCGTGCGGGGCTCAGGCAGCACCAGCTTGAAGGCCGTTTGTGCCTGGCTCAGTTGACGGGCAATGAGGGCTGCATGGCTCGGATCGCTGTGGTCCCAGTCGATTTCAAAGGAGAGTTGGCCAAAACGAGGAATGCCCGGACGAATCTCTTCGGACAATGAACTCAGGTTGGTGACATCGATGATGTTGGCCGAGCCATCAAAGCCAGTAAAGCTTCGCATATTGACCACCGGCGTCCAGGTCACTGGCGTTGCGGTACCACCTGAGGTGTATGCGCTGCCACCCGTGGTGTCCACACTGATAGCAAAGGTGTTGGTGGTCTTGTTGGTGACCACCCAGGTGCCGTTGACGGCTGTGGCGCCCCCCACACCTGCAATGGTGACCACATCGCCCAAGGAAAATCCGTGGCCGGCTGCGGTGATGATGGTGGGGTTGCCCAGCGTGACGCCGGTTATGGTTTTGGCACTGCCCGAGCCGGTACCCAGCCAGAGCACCGTGCCTTGTGAAGCAAAGGCGGTGGAAGTCATGGTTTCTCCATATGAAAAAACCGCCCTAAGGCGGCGCGTTGTAAATCGGGATCCGGCTCAGGTGGACCAGATCGAATAGTCCAGAGAGACCCTGTGCAATCGCACATCGATCTCGTAGAAATCCTGCTCGGAGAGCTGGACGTTGGTGAACGCTGCACCCTGCATGGCCAATCGGACACTAGCGGCGATCTGCTGCACGTTGGCGTAGGTCTTGGCATAGGCATCGATCTGCACCCGGGTGTTTTGCAGATCCGAAGCGCTGAGCAGGTTGTTGTTGGTGACGCTCACCACCCGCTGGTAGACGATGTAGGGCGCCGCTGCATCCTGCGCGGCCAGGTTCGGGTAGCTGCGGCCACTGACCAGAGGCGCCAGCACGGCCTGCAATTGCTCCTGAATCACAAAATCACCTCTTGGCCCCACGAAGCCCGGCAGCTTCTTCCGGGATGCGCTTGGCCAGGTACTGGGCAATGGCATCCACAGCAGCTTGCTTGTTGGCTTCGAAGGCCGGGCGCAGGAATGGCCGCGCACTCATCTTGACGGTGCCAAATTCCACCCAACGCCAGTAGTAGGCATCCTGGGAACGGTTGCCCTTCTTGCCCTGGTTGCGGTAACGCTTGCCACTGCGCACGCCGACGATGAAGGTCTGACTGCTGACGCCCGAGCGTTCAGGCACATGCTTGATCAGGATCGAGCGCTTGAGCGTGCCCGGCAAAGGGTCCCCGGGCGCCGGAGCCTGGGTGGAGACAGGGGCGCGAGCTTTGGCATCGTTTCGGATGATGGAAGCGCCCGCTGCCACGCTCTGGCGCAGGGCATTGCGGGCAATGCGCTGGGGCAGTTCCTTGAGGGCATCGGAGAGTTCGCGCAGGCCTTTGACATGTTCGAGCTCCATGGCTTCAGCCTCCTTCGTTGGTGCCTTCGGTGACCATCAGGTGGATCAGCACGTTGGCTTCGTCCTCGTTCATGCTGGCCAGGATGTTGAAGACTCGGTTCTTGTAGAGCGCCCGCATACCCGCCACTACACGCGTGTCGGTGAGCGAGGGCTGGTAGCGGATGGTCAGGCGGTGGGTGACTTCGGAGGCGACCTTTTGGGCCAGCTCCAGCTCACGCCCCGACAGGGGCTGAATGGCGGACCAGACGGTCTGCACATCCACCCAGACGGGATTGACTTCGCCAAAGGTGTCTTGCGTGGGGTCGCGCCTCTGCAAGGTCACCCGACGGTTCAGTTCTCCGGTGCGAAGTCTGGTCATCTCACTGCTCCCTTCACACCGTCACCATCCTGTAGGGATCGAGCAGCCCATCAATGAAGGGCAGCGGATCGATCTTGCCGCGGGCCATGGCCGCCACTTCTTCGCGATTCTGGTACAGGCTGCCAATGCGCAGCAGCATCCAGCTCTTGAGCCCCTCGGGCACATCGGCAGGATTGCCGTAGCCCGCATCAAAGGTCACCGAGACAGCCGCGATCTGCGGCAGTGGGATCGGCCAGATCTGCCCAAATACGGGCGTGATGCGGGCAGGCTCGCAGGCCAGATCGGCCACGTAATTGGCCGCTGGCATGGTCTGCGCTGTGCGGTTCATGTCCATATAGTCGATCGAGACAATGGTCTGCACAGGCGCCTTGGGGATCAGGATCGCGTGGCCCGGCAGCGTGAAGGGCCGCCCTGCTGGCACCCCCATCAGGGATGGCCCGGGACAACTGTCCAGGATGTATTTCCAACGCGCCGTGACCAGTTGCCTGCCCGTGATGGTCTCGGCAGCTAACCTGGCTGACCGGATGAGCGCCATGATGAGCGCGTCGTCGTCGCTGAAATCCACCCGCAGGTGGAGCCGGGCCTCGGCCAGAGACACCGGCTCCTGGGTAGGCGCCGTGACAAGTTGCAGCGGCATGAAGCTCAGGCCTCAGTGG